CTTTCGGTCAAGGTTCCTTCTCTGATGCAATGCCTCTCGGAATCTCTGGAACGTTCAACTACATGCTCGTCTTCCAAGCCGAACACAATATCCTCATGCACCCGTTCCATATGCTTGGAGTGGCTGGTGTATTTGGTGGCAGCCTCTTTTCTGCTATGCATGGCAGTCTGGTCACGAGCAGCTTGGTTCGTGAGACAACTGAAACAGAATCTCAAAACTATGGCTACAAGTTTGGCCAAGAAGAAGAAACATATAATATCGTAGCAGCTCATGGCTACTTCGGTCGCCTGATCTTCCAATATGCATCTTTTAACAATTCTAGATCGCTTCATTTCTTCCTCGCTGCGTGGCCAGTGGTGGGAATCTGGTTTACCGCCCTCGGCGTCTCGACCATGGCTTTCAACCTCAATGGCTTCAACTTCAACCAGTCCATCATTGACGGACAAGGACGAGTGCTCAATACCTGGGCAGACGTGCTTAACCGTGCCGGACTCGGAATGGAAGTCATGCACGAAAGAAATGCACATAACTTCCCGCTTGATCTTGCAGCAGCTGAGTCCACACCTGTGGCCTTGATTGCACCTTCCATCGGCTGATAAATGGACGATGGTCATACTACGCCCCTCACTACATACGTGTGGGGCTTTTTTATAGGTTATTCTACTCTTTTAATTCCTATACTACTTGTGATATTATTATGATTGGTAAACTCGATCCAGAAGAAAGCGTTATGAGTCCTGATTCAATCACACTTCAGATAGCAAAGGCAATCAAAGCCCTTGGCTGGGATTCTGAAGATAACATAGCGGTTGAAGTCGCAGGATCCTCGGTCTACGAGATCGACGGACCCGGGACAAAATGGTCTCCTCTTAAGGGGACTAAGAAATACAATAAAGATGCCTTTATCGTGATCAAAAACCTGGATCGCAACCTAACAATCTCGTCTAAACCTAGTCTTAAGCAAGAATCTAAAGAGCTTAAGCAGGAAGACGACAAACTTAACTACGACACTTACAGTAAATAAAAATGGTTGCTTCAACATTACAACAACAAAGGAGGGGATGGTTTGACATCTTGGACGACTGGCTTAAACGCGATCGCTTTGTCTTTGTGGGTTGGTCTGGATTACTTCTTCTTCCCACTGCTTATCTGGCCATTGGCGGCTGGCTTACTGGCACAACTTTTGTCACGAGCTGGTACACCCACGGGCTTGCTAGTTCCTATCTTGAGGGTGCTAATTTTCTCACGGCAGCTGTCTCGACGCCTGCTGATGCTATGGGTCATTCTCTTCTTTTACTTTGGGGTCCTGAAGCTCAGGGCGATTTCGTCAGGTGGTGCCAACTTGGAGGGCTTTGGGCCTTTGTTGCTCTCCACGGTGCCTTCGCTCTAATCGGCTTCATGCTCCGCCAGTTTGAACTGGCACGACTTATCGGTATAAGACCTTACAATGCTATTGCGTTTTCTGGGCCTATCGCTGTTTTTGTCAGTGTGTTTCTCATCTATCCTCTCGGACAATCCAGTTGGTTCTTTGCACCGTCGTTTGGTGTTGCTGCGATATTTAGATTCCTACTCTTCCTACAAGGCTTCCATAACTGGACGCTCAACCCTTTCCACATGATGGGGGTTGCCGGTATACTTGGTGGAGCGCTACTTAGCGCCATCCACGGCGTGACCGTTGAAAATACTTTATATGAAGATGGCGAACAAGCAAACACATTCAAGGCTTTCGACTCAACCCAAGAAGAAGAGACTTACTCGATGGTCACGGCTAATCGATTCTGGTCACAGATTTTCGGTATTGCATTTAGCAATAAGAGGTGGTTGCATTTCTTTATGCTTTTTGTCCCTGTCATGGGCCTTTGGACTTCCTCTATTGGTATCATCGGTCTTGCTCTTAATCTTCGGGCCTATGATTTTGTAAGTCAAGAGATTAGAGCAGCAGAAGATCCTGAGTTCGAGACGTTCTACACGAAAAACATCTTATTGAACGAAGGCCTTCGCGCATGGCTGGCACCAGTTGACCAACCACACGAACAGTTTATCTTCCCAGAAGAAGTTCTACCTAGAGGTAACGCATTGTGATTCAATCTCTAGGATTCTTACTACTTCGTATAGCGTTAGGCACTATGCTTATCCATCATGGATATGAGAAACTAGAGAACATTGAAAACTTTGCGGATGCATTTGTACGACCATTGCATCTTCCATTCCCAATCGTCTCCTCATACTTCGCAGCATTTGCTGAGGTTGTGGGGAGTTGGATGGTTATCTGTGGACTCGGCACTCGTCTGGGTGCCTTAGCAATCTTAGGCACAATATCATTCGCAATTTATCATGCTCTGTTTACATCTGGATTTAACATCTACTTGTTAGAACTCTTAGTTCTTTACTGGGGGGGTGCAGCATGTATCGTACTCAGCGGCCCTGGTAACTTCTCAATAGACCATCTCATAAAACGGAGATTCACAAATGATTAAAGCACTATTCAGTTTTATGTTTGCTGCAGTAATGTGGGTACAAGTCCCACAATGGAGCGACGACTGGTCTAAGTGTGCGGTTGATGTACCAGACACAGCATGTCATTGGTACATCACGGCTCCAGACAGCACAATGGGCGAAGGATTTAGTTGGGCAAACGCCCCTTGGTTTAGTGCCGAAGGACTCCGTGATATCGGAGAACTTCATAACACAGTCCAATCTCTTCAAGAAGCCTAATGAATAACTTCGAGCTCCTACTATATTTTGTATGTTTTGCCTCAATTGGCGGCGCGGCATTCGCAATGATGTGGAGCAATATCCAGTCTATTAATATAGAGATGAGGACTCCTCCTAAACCTCGTCATCCTGAAGCACCAAAAGTAGGTGAAGAAGTGATGTACGTTGATCTCTCTAGAGAAAAACTAGAGAGGATCTATGATAAAGAATAAAGGATGTTGCGGGGCAGGATGTCCTGATTGTCCATTCAAACCACCACAGAGGGTATAATTACCCTCTTTTTTAGTAAAAAGGGTGAAAGATTGGGGTATAATATATAACTTAACAAACTATACAATTATGGCATTTACTGTTACTTTTAAAACAGCAGCAGGTGACTTGGCAGTTGAATGCCAGCCTGATCAATACTTACTAGACGCAGCGGATGAGGCGGGCGTCGATCTGCCTTATTCTTGTAGGGCAGGTGCCTGTTCTACATGTGCTGGAAAAATTGTTGAAGGTACAGTGAACCAAGAAGACCAATCGTTCTTGGATGATGACCAGCTCGAGTCTGGGTTTGTACTCACTTGCGTTGCTTATCCCACATCTGATTGTATAATCGAAACAGAAAAAGAAGAGGAACTCTATTAAGATGAGAAATGAAATCCTTAAGGCGTTAAAAGTAGACGCCCATGGCAACATAGAAAAAGCCAGGCTCAATGTAGAGATCTATCTCAAAAATCCGGTGGGCATCGGAGAGCATCCCGACGTCCTTGCAGCAATTCAAGATCAGCTTGATATTATTGCTCACGAGGAAGAACGTATCGAAGTCATCCAAAAACATTTCGATGCTTAGCTTCTGGATCCACCTTGTAGCATTTTGGAACGTAGCAGTAATGAACTGCATACAACCAGTTAACTGGAAATATTGCTACAGGGTAGACCAGTGGTTATTACCTGACATTCAACAAGCCTGGAAAATAAAAACAGGCGAGTATATCCCCTACCAAGACGAAAAAATCTACATAGAAAAGATTAATGGAAACGAATTTCAATGAAAAAGAGCTCGAGTTAATCTTTAAGGCTCTTCGTAAACAACAACAGCATCAAGTGATAGGAAGTCGTTGGTATGAGGAATATGACGAAGTTTTAAATAAGATTTATCCATTAATTTACCATCAATGATTACAAAAAGGGCCTCGTTTAAAGATCGACGAGGCTTTTTTATCATAGATAATGGAAAATAAGATTAAAGTAGAAAAACCAAAACCAGAAGAGAAGGATAACGACGTGCTTCGCGAACGTTTAGAAGACCTTGTTAAAGTGACTGTGTTAGTGTGGTCTGCCGCTCTACTTACATTTTCTTATGTTCGCCTACCTGACGGTAAGAGGATACTGGAATTCGATCCAACTTTTATCGCTTCTGTATTTAGTGGCGCACTCGCGAGTTTTGGAATGGCCACGGCCGCTAAGAAAAATGGCAACGGCAACGGCAACTCGAAAGACACATCAGGGCCTCCTCCAGTTCAATCAGCAATCGAGCCTAAGAAGTAATCTGATATAATAATGGGACGTAAAAGTAAAAGCATGATTTTTGCTCCAGAGACACGTTACCATTCAATCAGCTCTGATGATTACGCTCAGTTCAAGCCAAACCAATTAGGTTTTTTAAAGAAGACAGTAGAAGATAAAGGTAGGTATAAAAGCATACATGGGATCGCTGTGATATCTGTCATATCTCTGTTAAATAAAGCTATAGGGATCGTAGAGAACACAGAAGAGTACACGGAATATCTTCTACTTAACACCTTTGGAGATAAATCTTCTTATAATAAAGTTCCTCCTGGTACAATAAGAATATTCAATCCCAACCTAGTTTGCTTTTTTAATGGAAGAACGTGGAGAAAGCTTAAATAGCCTTATAATACCCTATCCTGGCCGCCAACTGCTTCCTGGCTCGAGGGATCATTTTTTTGCCTCAAAAACGGATGTTAAGGGTCGCTATATCTATGATTTTGGGCTGTCTACAGGGGAAATACTGTATGAAGGGTCAGGCGGAATTGGATTTTCAAAAGAAAAGCATGTG